CTAGCAGGCACATCGTCAGCTCTTTCTTTTCTACCAAGCTCTACAAAACCACCTGTTTCTCTGTAATCTTTTTCTTTACCACCCATATCAAGTAAAGGCATTATTTCTTCTGATACTTCAGTCTCCATAATTCCGCCTTCTTGTGCTCCTACTCTAACTTCTTTTCCACCACTAGGGTAGTCGAATTTGTTGTAACCTTCTGGAGTTGTATAACCTGGTACTTTAGTCATTAATCCACCATCAGCAGCCATAGCTACTGGTTGTTCCATACCTGCTCCTTCTGGTGCAGCTTCTTGCATTACTGCTTTTACAAATTGTTCAAAAGATAATGTGCCACCTTTGTTTTTGTATTTTACATATTCCATCATAAGCATTTGTTCTGCTTGAGCTTGACCTGCGTTACCACCCATATTTAAAAATGTTTTACGTTGTCTAAAAGATTGACCTGCACCACTTCTTATAAATTCTTCTTCGTCATCTTCTTCAACCATCATGCCGTTTGCATAACCGGCACGGCCACCATCAGCAGCATAAAAATTTTGCATTACATATTTTTTCTGTGGCATAAAATCTAAACCAGCACCTGCATCACCTTCACCACTGTAATAATTTTTAGCACGTTGAACTTGGTATCTTGGATCCATGACATCTACAACTTCTTCTTCTTCGTCATCACCACCCATCATAAATGGTAAAGCTGTTGCTAGTGCACCACCAGTAAGAAATGCTCTTTTACCAGAAAATTTACCACCAACTCCAAGAAGACCTCCGCCTCCACCAAAAACACCACCATCAGATCCTAAAAATAATTTACCTGCACCTTTCATAATATTGCCTAATCCAAAATTAGATCGACCTGCCATAAGTTGTTTTAAAAATCCGCCTTGTCCTGCTCCACCTAAAGCTCCTAAACCATATGCACCGGCACCTAGTAAAGCCAGTTTACCTATAGGACTTTTGACAATTTTTTTAATACCTCTAGTAGCTTTCTTTACAAGTTTACCTAGAAAATAACCTTGTCTAGGATCCTGTAAGGAACCTATTCCTGATTGTATTTGTTGGGGTTCTTGCATTCTAGATATTGCCATAATTTTACCTTAATCCCTATGTTTACTTGGTTTTTGAGAACAAATCAAGAGCTGGCATTATAACTTTTACGTCTTGTGCCATTTCTTCGTTCTTAAAACCCTTTGCTTCCCAGTCTTTTCTTTCCTTAAAGACTTCTCCTGTTTTTAAATGTCTATATGTAGTCTCTACATGAGCCGCATCTAACTCAGGTATTTCATGACCATCTACTATTGTTGTTTTCATTAGTCTATTTTCTCCTTTTTAATGTTTAAATAACTAACTGCAAAATCAAAAGAATCTGAAGTGCTTGATTGTATGGTAAAAGCTGACCCACCTTCTACTATTAAAGGTTGGGTTAATAATTCTTTTGTTTGATTAGCTGTTAATGCTGCAGATTTAATTGCTGTAATACTATTGTTTGTAACAGTAACACTTGGTGTACCAGCAGATGTCACTAATATAGATTTAATAATTATAGTTTCATTTACACCTGGATTACCTGCTGCAAAAACAGCTAATGCACCTCCTGTAGTGTCATTATCTTTACCGACAAATTTATATTGGTTTACTACTGCCATTATTCTAAAAAGAAACTTTTAGCTTCTATCTCCTGTTTTACTTCTTGTTGAAAAGAAGTATTTAATTTTGTAATTACTGCATCAAGATCCCTAACCAATGATTGTAAATTTTTTTGATCGTATTCTGGTTCAGCTCTAGTTAATGATTGTACAATTTTTGCCATTAGTCTGCATACCCCGGATCAAATGGATCATGATAGTTACCTGTTGATCTAGCTTCTCTAGTGTCATCCCCTCCAGAATAACTTGATCCTGCTCCTGTTTGTGTTTCATAAGCATCTTGAATAGTTTCGTAATCTTTTTTAGCCTGTGCTGTTTGAAGTGCTTTTTGTTCAGCTGCTTTTTCCGCTTCAAGTTTAGCTAATCTTTCATCTAATTCAGTATTACTGTAATCCCCATCAGCATATTTATTTTTTAATGTTTTTTTAATCGTGTCTATTCTTTTTTGATAAGCTCTTTGTAAACCATATGTTGTAGGACTTCCATATCTACCACCTGTTATTGTATTTAAAAATCCACCAGATACAGGAGCATATCCTGCCATTAATCCTGTTTTTATTCTTCCAATACTATCTAAATTATCTGAACCGCCGTAATAGTCTCTAACNTCTGTAAATCTTGAATCTTGTTTCGGCAACACTGCACCCATAATTCCTTGAAACGCACTTTTATTTCCAACAAAAGGAATATAATCCATTAAATTAAATTTTTCATCTTCTTCGTCTTGAAAATTTTGATTACCATACATATNAATCAGTTCTTCATCTGTATATGTAGCATCCATTGCTCTATCTTCTCTAAGCTTCTCTACTATTTTTTGATTTAAAGGGTCTAGCATAGGATTTCTTTTATAATCTGCTAGCGTTTTTCCATACGGATCAGCGTAAGGACCTGTTTCAAATAATTGTTTATTAAAATCTGCTTGACTCATATTTAAAAAAGGAGAAGCACCCGGAGCTCCTATCTTATCATCATAACCTGCAAGAATATTGTTGCTGTCATTAAAAGCATCAGTATTAACAATACCACCAGTGTTAACGTTGTCCGGTGCTTCTGGTGCAGCAGGTATTTTAAAAGGGCTTTTTAAATATTCTTGTGGTGGAATATAGTAATAACCTGCTTCTCGTATTTCTTGATCCGTAGCCATTATCTTCTTCCTCCTGGATGTATGTCTAATCTAAATGTTCCTAGTTTCCAATCTTCACTTGTAGTTGTGTTAGCAATTTCTAGTGCAATCTGTCTAGCTCTTACTCTTACATCTTTTTTAGTTGTTGTAGAGTCACATGTAAATGAAGTGGTTGTCTCACCACTGTTTGGATACANTCTTGTTTTAAATTTTACTGCTGTGTTTCCTGTCTGTGAAATAAAGTCTGGTATAAATCTACTAATTCTCATAATGTATTCACCATCTCCTCTAATGTCCGGCATCCCTACTGTTTGTCCTGTCGTATTTCTACGTTGGGTAATATCAAAATCACCAGAAGTAATAGTGCCTATTACAGCAGTTGTTACACCACCAGCATTAATTTGATCGGTCCCTGTTTCCTGTTGATAGTATATCGTACTTCCGTCCGTATTACCAATAACATCTGACGATGCATTGTCTGATAGTCTGTAATAAGTTGCATGTGGTTTATCAAATACCGCAGAATCTTGCCACGCTGCTCTAGGTAAAGTACCTGTTGTCCATATAGGACGTTTAGGTGATGAGTCTAAATAATTATAAGTAACTACCCTGTCAATTTGATCCGATGCAGCTGTGCAATAAAACCAATTAACTTCACCAAACAAGTTATTTAATCCTGCATTAATAAGGTCTCTAGATGTAGCGTTTATATCGTCATAAACGTGGTCTTCAACAAGACACGGCATAGATTTTAACTGACCATCATAAGTAAAGAAACCATTCTCAGACATCCAATAAGCGGTACCATCAACCTCAATACAAGCATTCTTACCAAACAATCCACAGTTAGTACCTACTTGTTCAAAAGCAAATACAAAGTCTCCGCCTACAAACTTCATTAGAAATAATGCGGTATCACTCCATACATAAATTGCATCCCTACCTTTAATAGCACCCATAATTTTAGAGCCATCTGCTAATCTTTGTGTACCAGAATTGTTTTCTGCTTTTACTGTATAAGCATCTGTACCATCAATATTTTCTTGGTCTGAGAAACGTATAAACATATCGTCTTGTGTAGTAGAGTTTCCCACAGTTGTTTCTGTACCAAAAAATACTAGGTGTCTATCTGGTGTAGATACCAATACATGACGTGATGCGGTAGGTGCGTTTGCTAAAACAGTTGCACGTGTATTAACAGCCCCTACTGCAGCTGCATCCCATTCAAAACATTTACCGTTGTATATAAGTGCAATTAATTTTGTACCATAGTTATCTAGAATCCATAAACCAGGATCAATTGTAAAGTCAGAGGAAGCCGGATCACCCCAACCAGAAAAACCAGAAATATCTGTAACCGTAGCACCACCGCTATGTCCTGCTTTAGTAGTGCCGTTAACTTCTCTTGCACCACCACTTAAAATATTTGTGGTAGTATTATTATTTGTAAAACTTATATCTTCTGTNCCAATTCTAATTTCTCCTGCAGATGGAAAAGCTGCTGAGTTAGTTAATGGTATATCGGTTACAGTGTCGTTAATNGTAGAGGCTAGAGTTGTGGTTGCAGCACCTAGAGAAGTACCACCAAATAAACCAGCACCCCATCCAAATCCACCTAATTGTTGTGAGGGCCCTACATGTTCATAACATAAAATAGAAGCAGATCCACTACCAGATAATGGTGTGCCTGTTTCTGTATTTTCCATTGTAATTGTAAAAGTNGTTACAGTTGGAACAGATGTTACCATATACTTTATGTCTTCAAATGTAGCGTCATTATAAGTAGATCCTACAGCAGTAACACCGCTTACTGAATCAAACATAACAATATCGTTNTCAATTAATCCATGAGTCCCGGTGCATGTTACTGTNACTGTTTTTGATGAAGACGTACTGGTAAAATTTGCGCCCGTAAGAGTAGTTCGAATAGGGTGTATATCATAGTATACACCTCCAGAGTATATGTATAAAATTCTATTAGTACCTATTGCTGCATATTTAATACCAGCATTATC